TGCTAGCGCAGAAATAACGTGCAAAGCCTGGATCTCGACGCGGCGGGATAACCCTGTTCTAAGTGAAGCAAATCAGCTCGGCTTAATTAATTGGCCTGCTAATCTCTGGGAATTACTTCCAGGGAGCTTCATCGCGGATTGGGCGCTTGACGTAGGCAGCTATCTGGAAAGATTGCCCGCTTTATGCGGACTCCAAATAGTAGATAGTGGGTACTCTACCTTCCGACGGGTTGGCGGTACCATCACAGCTTCGGTCGGGTCAGATTATTACACGACCCGAACTCTCGAAATGGAACCACTCGAGTTCGAAGCATCTTCCTACCAACGATCGCCGTGGCCTAACCCGGCCCCGGTTTGGACTCCAGCCGTGCGTTTGTCGACTAATCGTATCGTCGATGCCGCAGCCCTATTTAGAACTTTGGGCACTCCTAGCTTTCTTCGCAAGTTGAAAGTTTAGGCGGTTATGTTCATTAACTGATCATACACATACTCCTCAGGAGGTTTATTATGGGTTTCTTTGACAGCGGAACGGTCGAGGGTCGTCTCCGTAGCGATGGAACTACCACGCGATCCATTACAATGAATCGCGTCGGCAGCATCGTCAACGGCTTTATTGCCCGGGAAACCGGGCTCGATAACCCCGACCTGGCTCAGTCCTTCACGTACCGTACCTTTGAAGAAAGGGCACGGAATGGAATGCGAATTCGAACCTCGCAAACCTTGTGGACCTGGCCGTATGACCTCGCGTCAGAACCCGGCGTCGTCGCCGGTGTCGTGACGTGGAACCGCAATGGTCTCCACATCCCGGCGAACTGCCCCACGAACGTTCGCGCCGATATCCGCCATCAACTGGCGAAATTGGCCGATCCGACCGCCGGCAGTATTGGCAAAGTCCTCGTATACGATCTGATGCTCGACGGTATCCCGGCAGCTTAACGATCGTACGCTCTTTCACATAGCTTTCCTTTCATAAGGAGCTTTAAATGGATCTCGAAGAGTTCTTTGAATTCGAACCATCTTTTCCCGGTTATACGGATCACGTCGTCCGTACGGATGCACACCAACCTCTGAATCTTGAGGCATGGGATGCTTCCGCTAGCGAACGTGGGGCTGACAAGCCCCGCGATCGTAAACGCCTGGAGTTCGCTATCTCGCGCGATTTTGCGAGTATCAAACTTGACGACGTTACTGTCGTCAGTCTACT